TATATGTCAGATTTATATCAATCTTACAAAACATTTAGCAATAATGAATTTGGAGAAATAAGAGTATTAGAAATTGAAAACGAGCCTTGGTTTGTAGGTAAAGATATAGCAGATGCATTAGGTTATAGCAATTCAAGTAAAGCAGTATCAATGCATTGTAGACACATAAGAAAAGAAGTTATAGAAACACATTCCCAAAATGGGAACATGGTTAAAACACAAACTTCTTTAATACCAGAAGGTGATATATACAGATTAATTATAAAATCACAATTACCTAATGCAGAAAAGTTCGAAAGTTGGGTATTTGATGAAGTTTTACCTTCTATAAGAAAACATGGAGCTTATATGACAGAGGATACAATAGAAAAAGCATTAACTAGTCCAGATTTTCTTATACAGTTAGCAACTAAGTTAAAAGAGGAACAAGAAAAATCTAAACAACTTGAGGACAAGCTAGAGAAAAATAGTAAGATGCTGAACCAAATATCTGCTAGTAAAAATTCTTTATTGGTTAGGGAAGTAGCAAAGATACTAAGTAATCACCATGGCATAGTTATAGGAGAAAAGAAATTGTACCAAAAGCTTAGAGATTGGGGCTGGATATTCAAGAATAGTACAGAAGCTAAGCAAGAAGCGATAATACATGGATACTTAGAAGTAAGAGAAGGGACTAGAGAAAGTTCTAAAGGAGTATTTACATTCCATACAACTCGCGTAACCGGAAAAGGACAAAGAAAGATATTAGAAAAATTATTGGAAGAATTAGAAAATAAGTAATGCAAGTTTTAACTGAGGTCCAAATGGATGCGAGTGAATATTAAAGGGGGGTTTAAAATGAATGATTTATTACAAGAAATTTGGAATGATATACAAGGCTATGAAGGATTATATCAAGTAAGCAATTTTGGTAGAGTTAAAAGTTTGCCTAAAAAACATGATATTTCTATGGGAAAAGGATACTACATTACAAAAGAACGTATTTTACAACCAGGCGAAGATAAAGACGGATATTTACAAGTTGGATTACGTAAGAACAAAAAAACAAAAATGAGAAAAATTCATAGATTGGTGGCAGAAACATTTATACCGAATCTAAACAATTTGCCACAGGTAAATCATAAAGATGAAAATAAACAAAACAATGATGTTATTAACTTAGAGTGGTGTAACAATTCTTATAATCAAAATTATGGAACTTGTGGACAAAAAAAATCTGAAAGTATGAAAGGGTTTAGACATACAGAAGAAACTAAAAGAAAAATGAGCGAAGCACGAAGAGGTGAAAAAAATTATTTTTATGGCAAGCACCATACAGAAGAAAGCAAAAATAAATTAAGTAAAGCAAACAAAGGACGTAAAACATCAGAAGAGACTAAAAAGAAATTAAGTGAAGTAACTAAAGGCAGTAAAAATCCAAGAGCTAAAAAAGTAAGATGCATTGAAACAGGGCAAGTATTTGATTATATAAGAGAAGCAAATGAATTTTTAGGTAAAAATAGATTAAGTTCTGATATAAGCAAATGTTGTAAAGGTAAATTAAAAACATGTGGGGGTTATCATTGGGAATATGTAGAGGAGGATATATAATATGAAAAAAATATTTAGATTACATTAAACACTTAGAAAGTAAATGCGAATATTTTCAGCAACTAGCCCTAGCAGAAAGAGAAAAGAACATTAAATTAGAAGAAATCATTAAGAAAATTGAAGAAAAGATATACAACTTAGAGGATAAGGAGGATTAATATGAGTCAAGAATATCATTATGTTTACCTAATTGTTAATAAAATTGATTTAAAGCTTTATATTGGAAAGCACAGTACTAATGATTTAAATGATGGATATTTTGGTAGTGGCGCTGATTTAAAAAAACAAATTAGATTGTATGGTAAAGAAAATTTTGAAAAAATAATACTTGTTTATTGCAAAAATGAAAAAGAAGCATATATCAAAGAAAAACAGTATTTATTAATAGCTAAATCATGGGATAATGGGCAATTCTTAAATTCTAATAATGGTGGAGTTAGTAGGGTAAAACAGGCAATGGCAAATATGCCCGTTGATGAAAAAACAGGCAAAAGATATTCTAAAAAAACAGGTAATACAATTGGTCGTCCACCGTTTGATTATCCAGATAATTTTATAGATATAGTTCAAAAACAACAAAAGAAACAAATGACTATGAAACAAGCTTTATCATCCCTAGATATGAAAAAAGCAACTTATTACAAGTTAATCAAGAAATATGAAGAAGAACATCAAGTGTCTTTAATAAATAAAAATTAATAAGGAGGATAAATAAATGAATTGGATATTAGATGAAGTTAGAGAAAGCATACAAAATAAGATTACAACATGTGAGAGCTTCATGGAACTATGTGATAGCCAAATAAAACTATATAAAGATAGATATAGTACAAACGATTTACAAGTTGCTTGTAATTATGAGTACTGGAGAGCATCTAAAATTAGAGTTGCATATGAAATAAAGGACCTAAAAGAAATATTGCAAGAAATAGATGTAATGATGCAAGAAGAAGTAAGGAATCTTGAGGAAGCAGATGAAGATATCAGAACTTTGAAAACAGATGCAACAATGGGAATATAAAAAAGCCCTATATAAATAGGACCTAATGAAAATTGATACTAAGTTAATTATACCACAATAACAAAAGAGGTGTAAATATGAGAATTAGAGATAGTTATTTAAATCAAGAGCCGACTTTTGAGAATAGACTACTTTATGCAATGTACACCAATAAATACGATGATAATGCAGAGGAAGCATGGGGTTTTATTGATGGAGCAAGGGAATGCTTAGAAGGATATAAACCTATTGAAGAACTTGAAGAATATATACAAAAGTATGAGATAGATAACAGTCCTTTGACAATATATGACAGGGGATATTTGCAAGCATATAGGGATTTTGTAAAACAAGAGAAGACTAAGGAGTGTGAAACTAATGAATAGCAATAATGCATTGCAGTTAGCAACTTATACATTAGAAGGTGGACAAGTATTAAATGCTGAAACTGTAAAAAATTATTTAGTAAGCGGTAATGGAAACATAACAGACCAAGAAACAATGATGTTTATAGAATTATGCAAGGCTCAAAAGTTAAATCCATTTATAAGAGAAGCATATCTTATTAAATTCGGTAATAGTCCAGCAAATATAGTAGTCGGTAAAGATGTATTTGTTAAAAGAGCATATAGAAATCCAAGATTTGAAGGCATGAAAGCTGGAATAGTAACGATTGATAAAGACGGAAACATGATAGAAAGAGAAGGAGCATTAAAAGGTATAAATGAAAAATTAATCGGTGGATGGGCTGAAGTATATGTAAAGGATATGAAGTTCCCTATTAAGTCAACAGTAAGTATGGAAGAATACAGTAAGGGACAGTCAACATGGAAGCAAATGCCTTGTGTAATGATTAGAAAATGTGCAATGGTAACGGCATTAAGAGAGGCATTTCCGGAAGATTTACAAGGATTATATGATGCATCTGAAATGGGAATAGATACGAAATTACCGGAAAAAGAAATAATTCCAGGCATGGCATCAACTAAGCAAAAGAATAAGATAATGGCAATGGCATCACAAAAGGGATTATATGATTTCAATAATCCTAAAGACATAAAAGAGTTAGAGTGTTTCTGTACTAGCAATGGATATGATTTAAAACATCTTAAATTTGAAGAAGCAGATGAAGTATTACAACTTTTAATTGAATATGATCCAAAGGTTGATGATGTAACTGTAGATGATGAAATACAAGATGTAGAGTTTAATGAAGTCACTGAAACTGATGAAAGTAACATAGAAGGACAAGTTAGTTTATTGTAATTAGAAAACAAACAAAGGAAGTGGTAAAAATGGATTTGTATGAATTTACAGATAAAAGTACTTTAAGAAAAGCAGAAAATAGAATAAAAACCTTTGAAAATCTTATAGATATATTTGATAAGCAGCTTGAATGTGACAAACATACAAAATCTTTAGTATTCCAATATATTCAAGAAAATTTATATTATTATATTCAATCTTATATAGATATAAATTTATATGGAATTACATTTAATGAAAATGAATATAAAAACAGCTTGAGTTAAGGAAGTGGTGACTATGTCAGATAAAAAATATTACTGGATAAAACTCAAAGAAGATTTCTTTGAGGAAGATGTTATATCTTGGATAGAAGAGCAAGAAAAAGGAGTATATTATAGCAATTTTTATTTGAAATTATGCCTTAAAGCTATGAATAGTGAAGGTAGACTTATTAGAAAAGTTGGTGAAATGTTAATACCTTATGATGTTAAAACATTATCTAAAATAACTGGAGTAGATCAAGATACAGTAATAGTAGCTATGGAATTATTAAAAAGGACTGGCTTAATTGAAATATTGGAAAATGGAGAAATATATTTAACTCAACTTAAAAATATGATAGGTTCTGAATCTAAATGGGCAGAAAAGAAAAGACTTCAAAGAGCAAAAGGACAAAGTGAGGACAATGTCCCTCTTTTGTCCGGACAATGTCCGACAGAGAAAGAGAAAGAGAAAGAGAAAGATAAAGATAAAGATAAAGATAAAAAAAAAATAAAGCATAAATATGGTAATTATAACCATGTATTACTAACAGATAACGAAAAAGAAAAGCTTCTAAATGAATTAGATGAATATAAATTTAATTTAGTTATAGAAAAATTGGACGAGTATATAGAAGAGACTGGGAAGAAATATAAAAACCACTACTTAACTATTAAAAGGTGGGTAATAGAAGCAGTGGAAAAAGATTTAGTTAAAAACATTTCTACTAAAAGTATTTCACAAACTAAGAAATTTATACCAGCAACACAAAAACAATGTGATGATGCTGAGTTTAAAAGAAGATTGGAAGAAAGTAATAAATTATTAGATAGCCTAGATGAAAATATATGGGGTGATTAGATGAATGAAACTTTTAAAAAGATATTAATGGAGAGAGTTAATAATATCCCTAAAAGAGATAATATAAAAGAATATGAGTGCCCTATATGTAGGGATTTACATTATACATTTAATGATTTAGGGCAAGCAGTGCCATGCAAATGTAAAGATAAATTTGAATCCAAAGAAAAATTAAAAAAATGTGGATTAGATGAAGTGTTCAAGAATAAAACATTTAGAAATTATAAAGTGAATAATGAAACTCAATTAGCGGCGAGAGATAAAGCTATAAACTATTGCAATAATTTCCTTGATACAAATTCAAGCTTAATTATTACAGGTAGACCTGGAGTAGGTAAAACACATTTAGGAGCAGCAACAATGATTAATTTGATTGGCAAAAATGTACTTTGCAAATATGAACTATATACAACTATGTTAATAAATCTTAAACAATCAGTAATGGATGAAACAAATTTTATAAGAGAAATGGATAAGTACAAAGTACCAAGAGTTCTTTTTCTAGATGACTTTTTAAAAGGAAAGCCAACAGACGCAGATTTAAAATATATATTTGAAATAGTAAATGAAAGATATCTTAAGAAAAAACCTATGATTATTAGTACAGAAAAGTCAATTGATGAAATAGTTAGTTGGGATGAAGCAGTGGCAAGCAGATTAGTTGAAATGGCTCAAGGAAACATAATAGAATTTGGAACAGATATAGAAAACTATAGATTTTATGCCAAATAATTATATTCCAGGGGATTTCCCCTGGTAAGGGGGAGTAATTATGAATAATAATACTAAAGAGATGTTTGAACGTGCTAGAAATGGCGATAAAGAGGTCAGAAAGCAATTAATTGAAAATAATATAGGAATTGCTATAAGTATTGCAATAAAATATACAAGAAGTGAAACGATAGACATTGAAACAGCTAAACAAGAAGCAACAATAGGACTCATAAAATCAGTTGATACTTTTGAACCGGATAAATATGACAAGATAGCATTTACAACTTATGCATATAACCTAATAAACTGGCAAATCATAAAATTTATAAGAGACAAGAGAGAAAATTTACCATATAAATTGCACCGAGAAGATTATCAACTAAAAAAACAAATATTAGAAGCTACACCTAAATTAATAAATGAGTTACATAAATTTCCGACACAAAAAGAAATTGCAAAATATCTTGAAGCAGATGAAAAAGATATTGAAAAGATATTACAATTAATGAATTATTCCGAACTAGATAGACCTTCACCGGTTGATGAAGAAAAGGATAAAAAAGATATAATACCAGACCACAATAACATATCAGAAGAACAAATCATAAATAAAATAATAATCAAACAAGCAATTCAAAAATTACCTGCAGAACTTAGAGAAATAATAGAACTTAAATATTTTAGAGGGTATTATTTAAAAGAAATATCAAAAATAATGAACATTCCAAATCATAAGTTATACAGGTTAGAAACAAAAGCACTAGAAATGTTAGCAAAAGAATTAAAAGGAAAAGAAATAGATAAACCAATCAAAAAGAGAAAATACGATAAAGAAGACTTAGAAAAAAGAAGAGAAAAGATATCAGTACTTATGAAACAAGGACTGAAACAAAAGCAAATAGCAGATTTATTAGGAGTAGCGCAAAACACCATTAGCAGAGAAAAGAAAAAAATAATGGGAAATTAGTTAAGGGGATGAAAACTAATGAAAAATATTGTTGGTGCTAAAGAAAATGTGTGCCCTCATTGCCAAGGCACAATGTTATACATAAAAATCAATAAAGCTAAAGTTATTAGCCAATGTAAATGTGGATGCACTATAGATGGAAGAATAAAAGATGAAGTTAGAGTATGTAGTTATGATCCAATAATAGAAGAGGTGAAGCAATGAAATTAACAGGATTACAAATAAGAAATATGCAAATGCTACAGGACCTAGAAAAAATGATAAAAGAGTTAGAAAAGAATAGAATAGAAAAGGACCTTCTAAATAAAAACAAATATGCTGAACTATATAAGGTTTATCATAGATTGTTGGGGGGATTAGATGAAAAATAATTTAGAAGCAACACATCAAAAGATAATCTTCGAATGGGCAGAATGGCAGAAGGCTAAGTATCCAGAACTAGACATGCTTATGCACACAGTCAATGAAGGTAAAAGAAGCCCTAGAGTTGGAGCAGAACTTAAAAAAATGGGAATGAAGAAAGGATTTCCGGATATCAGTTTATTAGTTCCAAAATATTACAAGGGGCTAACAGAACATGTAGAATATTTTGGATTATTTATAGAATTAAAAGCAGATAAAACAAAGAGATTAACCAAAGAACAAGAAAAATGGTTAGACAATTTAAATTTGTACGGATATAGAGCAGTTAGATGTAATGGTAGTGATGAAGCAATAGCAGTAATAAAAGAGTACTTGGGGATTAAATAGGGGTGATGTGATGTTATATTTATATGATCCAAGATATAACTTAAAAACTGAAACCACTTATGAAAAAATGTGCCGATTATTTGTCAAAACAAAAGGAACATTACAAAGCTACAAATCAAAGAATAGAAAAGTTAACAAGAGATATTACATCATAGATGAAAATACAAGTAAAAAACAACTTAAAGAATTTTATTCAAAAGAGATTTTCAAAGATGAGATATGGAAGACAATAGAAGGTTCAGAAGGACAATTCATAATAAGCAACTATGGAAGATTTAAAAAAATATATAAAAGCATACCAGAAGGTAAGTTTTTATTACCATACTTTGTACATAAAAGAAGATGCAATAAGGACAAACAATTCATAAAAGTTAAATTTCAAGGCGAATACAAGGAATACAATGTAGCAAGGTTAGTAGCATATCACTTTGTTGATATATATTACACAAACGATAAAGTTATAAGAAAATCAAAAGATAGAAAATATAAAGCTTATACCTATGATGATGTAACAGCTTTTCACAAGAATGGATTAGTTTATGATAATTATGCTGGTAATTTAGAATGGTTAGACAGATATGATTTAGCAGCCAAGACAGCTCATAAGAGTAAAACAAAAGGAACTATAGTAGCCAAAGATGCAATTACTGGAGAAGTTATAGGATTCTTTAGAAGCACAAGAGATGCAGAAAAACATTTATATGTAAGTAGACAAGCAGTATCAGATAGCCTTAACAAGAAGTGGAAAACAAATATAGTAGCAGGAACATATATATTTGAGTATGACGAATAACAACTAATTAGGGGATTATGCAATACCAGTATAGTTCCCTATTCTTATTTGACTATCAAATGAAAATAGGGAGGTGATATTATGCTAGACGAGTTAAAAGATATACTTAGTAGTTTATATTGCCAACTAGGATTGACAGAGGACGTTTTAAGACTGTCACAAGTAATAGATGAACTAATTATTAAGGAATACAAATAGGAGGCCTTAGAATTGAATATAGGGGATAGAGTAGAAGTAATAACAGTTAAAAATTTATATAATGAACATATCCAAGTTGGGGACACAGGTACAATTATAAAATTCAAAGATATGTTAGGTACTACTTTTATAGGAGTGGAATTCGATAGAGATATCATGGGACATAATTGTGATGGAGTAGGAGCAAATGGGAGATGTGCAATACTAAAGAAAAACCATATAAGAAAAATATAAGGGGGAAATTTAGATGCTATTAAATAGAAAATATATAAATGACCTTGTAAATGAATTAGAAAAAGAACAAAGTGTAAATGAACATTTACATAAAATGATTGATTTCTTAAAGAACAGAAATAGTAAGTTAAAAGAGGATATAGAAGTTAAAGAGGACTCAATAGAAAACTTATTAGATGCTAATAGAGAACTAAGCCTAGCAAATACTTATTTAGAAAAACAAAATAGATTACTTATAAATGAAAATGCAATGTTGGAAAAGGAATTGAGCCAGTTAAAAACTAAACACAGTAGAGTCACTGGACAATTGGACAAGTTAAGAAATTACTGTAGACAGTTAACAGGCATAGATATATTAGGAACAGGGGAGGATGAATAATATGTTAAAAGTTGAAAACATAGAAGTATATGGATTTGAGGCAGCAATAAGAGGAGCAAGAAATCCTATGAATAGTTGGGATAGAATGGATAGTTGGCAATCAGATTTTACTCAAGATGGAAAAGAAGGATATGTAATAGGACCAAATGATTATAAGATGCTTAAAAATTTAACATTAGCTGGTCCAGAGCATAGAAAGTGGAATAGAATGGTGACAGTAACAATGGATATAACAGCGCCAATGTATTGGTTTAGTGAATATGACACATACAAAATAGCAACTACAGCTAACTCTACATCAAAAATGCATAAGATGTTAGCAAAACCTTTTGAAATGTCAGATTTTAGCTTTGACCGTTTAATAGGATATAAAAACGAAGTTAAACAATTTATACCACCAGTAGATGAACTAAATGAGGAATGGAAAGGTATACAATACGGATATAAAATTAGCAATCAAGGCAGAGTAAAAAACCCACAAGGAAGAATATTAGGCGGTAGTACTCATAAAGATAGCTATAGATTTGCAACTATAAAAGGGAAACAAATACCAATACATAAATTAGTAGCTGAAAATTTTATTGAAAACAAAGATAATAAATCTTTTGTGAACCATAAAGATGGAAATAAAATGAATAATGCTGTTGATAATTTAGAGTGGGTAACCCAACAAGAAAATATACAACACTCATATGAAAATAATTTACAACCTACTAAAGTTAAAACATATAAAGGCAAATTTACAGACGAGCAAAGACAACAAATAAAAAAAGAATATAATGAAAGCAATATAAGTATGAGAGAATTAGGCAGAAAATATGGTGTATCACATACATGTATTAGTGGAATAGTTAACGACAAATATAAATATGCTGACAAAGTAAATATATATGAAGAGGTAGCAAGACCGATAGTTGATACACTGAATGAATTGAGAGATATGTGGTTTAATTGTGATAATGAAGTAATTAAAAAACAAATATGGTACAATATATTGCAATTATTACCTAACAGCTACAATCAAAAAAGAACAGTACACCTTAACTATGAGACTTTAGGGGCTATGTACAGACAAAGAAGACACCATAAGTTAGATGAATGGCACGTATTTTGTGACACTTTAGAAAAATTACCTTATTCAGAATTTATAACTATGAAATTTGAGGAGGTAGAATAATGAGAGCCAAAAGAAAAACTTGTAAAGAAAGAGAACTAGTCAACATGATAAACAAGAGATTTAAAGTATTCTGCAATGAGTCTTACGACCTAGATGGAGCAGGTTGTATGAATTGTGAATTAGATTTTGAAGATGAAGAAAGTTGTGAAATACAATATGTGAAAAAGTTACTAGGAAAGGATGAATAGATGAATATAGAAGAAATTAATGGAGCTATAAAAGAAATAGCAGATAATTTTAAGAATCCATCGCAACAACTTAAGTTAATTGAAGAACTGGGAGAATTATCAAGAGAATTATCTAAAGATATAGCAGTAGGTAGAAATATATCTACTGCTACAATATCAGAAATAGTTGATGTAGCTATACTAATTGAACAAATATTATATTTAGCGGGAGAAGAATCAGCGGAATTAGCAAGAGAACAACTAGAATATAAACTTCAAAGAACATTGAAAAGAATACAGGAAGGATATTATAAATAAAATTTTAGTTTTATTGGGAGGCGATTAAATGAAATTGATATGGGAGCATAAACGAACAACTTTCTTTACAGATAAAAGAACTAATATAAGACATGAAATAATAACATGTCAGCTTAAGTATGAACCATATTATATTTTTGAAAAAAGACATAATTTAAAAGTTAAAATAAAGAAATATTGGTTAAGCAAGACTATTAAATAAAAGTTTGATTTTATAAGGAGTTGAGGGAGTATGAAGAAAGAGGAATTTGACAAGCTATACAAAAGAGTTGAAGGCAAGTTATTTTCCTATAATAAAATAAAAGATGACATAGAGATAATAGACTTAGAAATAGCAAAAGTAAATAATGATTATGTAGGATGTAGTGGAATAAATTATGACTCAGAGAAAACAGGCAAAACATATAATATTTCAAATACAGTAGAACAGGAAGTAATAAGAAAAGAAGAAAGAATTAATTATTTACAATACAGAAAAAAAGAATTAGAGATAGAAAAAAACAGAATAGATATCGCAATTAAGAATTTTACATTACAACAAAAGGAGTTGTTTGAAATATTATATTGTAGTAGAAGAGTTAGAGTAAGCAGAAGAGAAATATTAGAAAAAATGCATATAAGTAAAAGTACATATTACCAATTAAGAAGAGATACAGTAATAAGTGCATTAAATAGTATGTATCCAAGAGTGCTTATAGATGAAATATATACAAAGCTAGCAAATTAAGATATAGACTTGATTAGAGGGACACTTTTAGGACAAAATACGGACAAATTCTGGACTAAAAGTATGGAAAGTCATGGTACTATAATAGTATAAGAATAGCAGAAATGCTAACGTATCCTAAATTTGTAATTTTTTTTAGAGCATACCACGCTATGCTGGAGAAATGAGAACTTAATTCCACTCAAATTAAGTTTCTGTTCGAGGGATAAGAGTAGAGGTACTCTTCCCTCAATATGTTGCTATAGGTTTATATATGGATTGAGTGTTAAATTGTCGACTATACATGATTGAAGTATATTCATGGTTCGAGTCCATGAGGCGACTAATATATATATTAAAACATAGTAGTAGGAGTGAGAGGACCACTTTAAAACCTCCGGAGTAAACCGTGATAAAATCAAAATATTCATATATATTGTGTGTTAAAAAATCTATATATCAATTAGTATTATTAATTACTTATTGTTTTACATTATATTTAAACTATATCTTTAATTTTAAACTTTTTAAGATTTTATATTCCATTTTAATGCGCCCATTGATTTGGGTGCAATATGAAGGTATGAGTATTATCCAGTGCAACTCTGGAAACCTTCTAATGATTGTTTTTTATTCATTACTCCCACAAAGAACACTAATAATTTAGTGTTCTTTTTTATTTTGTTAAAAGGTGTGATTGGTATGAAATGGATTGATGCAGGAACTATAGCAGATAGAGATGAAGTTCCAAAGAAATTATGGAAGTATGAAAATATTATGAAACAAATACCAAAGCATAATAAGAAAGCAGGAAGTAGAAAGATATTTCAACGCAAGGAATATAGCATATACAAAGCTAGTGATGGATATATTGTACATAATACTAATAAGCCATTTGAGAAAGGCCATACTCATGTACATTCATTTAATAAGGCTAAGAGTATAGTGGACTTATGTATTAGAAAGAAACTTCCGAATACGCCAAGAGCATGGGAGATAGAAAGTTTAATAAGAATTACAAATAATAATACATATTATAATAAACTAAGGGATATGTTGGAAGGATTGAAATAGAATGAATACGATTGAATTAGTCCAATGGATTAATAAATTGATAGACACGGATAGATTATGGAAGTTCTATAAGTCTATAGAGTTTAGACATATTAAAGAAGAAGTACTAAGAGAACAACATTATGAATGTCAAGAGTGCAAGAAGAAAGGAAAGATCACTAAAGCTAATACTGTTCATCATGTCCAGTTTGTAAGGAAACATCCAGAGCTTGCACTATCAAAATATTATACATATAAAGGAAAACAATATAAAAATCTTATTGCAGTTTGTCCAGCTTGTCACAACAAATTACATCCTGAAAAAAGAAATTATAATAAAGAACAATTGAATGAAGAGAAATGGTAATTAATTATAGGAGATGGTTGATATAAAACATAGTTATATAGTATATAAACATACAACTCCAAGTAATAAGGTTTATATAGGAGTTACTTGCCAAAAGCCTGAATACAGGTGGAATAATGGAAGAGGATACAATAAAAATAAACACTTTTCAAATGCTATCTTAAAATATGGTTGGAGCAATATAAAGCATGAAATACTATTTGATAACTTAACGGAAGAAGAAGCGAAATTGACGGAACGTATGTATATTGCTATATATGATAGTACTAATAGAGATAGGGGATATAATCAGTCATTAGGCGGAGAAGGAAGCGAAGGACTTGAATTTACTGATGAACATAAAAGAAAGATAAGCCAAGCTAACAAAGGAATCGGCGGCAATCTTTTTACTAATGAACAGAAGCAAAAGATGAGACTATTACAAAAGGAAAGAATGAGTGATGAGAGTTATAGAAAAAATGTCGGAGACAAACTAAAAGGTAAAAATAATCCTAAGGCTAAAGCAGTTATATGTGTTGATAATGGCATGGTGTTTGAAACTGTATCACAAGCTAGCGAGTATGCAAGAGTAAGCCACACGGTTATATCTAGATGTTGCAGAGGAAAACAAGAAAAAGCTGGAGGATTCAGATGGAAATATAAATAATACCCCCCACACCCCCATAAGGGGTTTTGTTTTGGAGGGCCTTTTCAACGGCGGGGAGGAATAGACAAAACGAAAATTTATAAAACTCACATGAGGGTGGGTGTGCTGATATTACTATAAGGAGGTGGTGAAATGGCAGATAGAAAAGCTGTACAAGAATTAAAAAGCAGTGAAAAATATAATAAAATTAGACAAGATTTATTAGACCAGTTAGATAGAAATGGCACGTATGGAGAACAGTTTAGAGATTTAGTAGAAGATTATATGGCATTTTGGATAACAAAATCACTCCTTATAGAAGATATAAATAAAAGAGGAGTAAATGTAAAATACAATAATGGCGGAGGGCAATCTGGTTATAAAAGAAATGACAGTGTAGGAGAATTAAATAAGACAAATGCTCAAATGCTTAAACTTTTAAATGAACTAGGAATTAAAGCTACTGTAGCAGACAGTGGTGATGACGATGAATTATAATAAATATATCAAAGAATACTTAGATATTATTGATAATGAAGTATTTCCAATGTGTAAAGAACAAAAATTATTATCCAAGTTCATAAAAAATATATTTGATAATGAAAAGTTAATAATAGATGAAGAAAAAGTAGAAAAATATTTTTCTTATCAGAAATACTTTCCTTTTAATTTATTCCCATGGGAGAAATTTTTATTTGTTTTACATAACTGTGTATTTAAAGAAAATGGATTACCTAGATTTGCTGACTTGTTTATTTTAGTTGGAAGAGGCTCTGGTAAAAATGCTTATTTAGCTTATGAGGACTTTTGTTTAATTACTCCTACTCATGGAATAAAAAATTACGATATAGATATATCAGCTAACTCAGAAGACCAAGCTAAAACAACATTTAATGATATATATAATATATTAGAAGATCCTAAATATACAAAAAAAATGAAAAGGAATTTCTATTGGAATAAGGAAGAAATTATAAATCTTAAGACTAAAAGTAAAATAAAGTTTAGAACTAATAATCCAAAAGGGAAAGATGGTTTGCGTTCAGGTAAAGTTGACTTTGATGAAATACATGCTTATCAAAACTGGGCAAATATAAATGTATTTACTACAGGTTTAGGTAAAAAAGATAATCCAAGAAGAACTTACATAACAACAAATGGAGATGTAAGGGATGGTCCACTGGATAATTTATTAGAAAAAGCAATAATGATATTAAAGGGAGAAGTCGAGGATAATGGCTTTCTCCCTTTTATTTGTAAGCTGGATGAAGAAAAAGAAGTTGATAATCCAGATAACTGGGCAAAAGCAAACCCTTCTTTACCTTATAGACCTTCATTAATGGAACAGATGAAAAAAGAATATGCAGATTATAAGATTAATCCTTATGTAAATAATGCTTTTATGACCAAGAGGATGAATATTCCAAAAGGTTCAAAAGATATTGAAGTAACTTCATGGGAAAATATATTATCGACAAATAAAGATATACCAAACCTTGAGGGAGCAAGCTGCACTATTGGAATTGACTATACAAAGGTAAATGACATGATGAGTGTAGGGTTACTTTTTTTAAAAGGTGGCATATATTATTGGGTTAGTCATAGCTGGTTTTGTACTAATTCTAGAGATAAGGACAGAATAAAAGCACCTTTAGAAGAATGGTCAGAGCAAGGATTATTAACTATAGTTGATGACATAGAAATTAATCCAGATATGGCCACAGAATGGATACAAGAACAGCTAATAAAATATAATTTTGTTAAATTAGGAGTAGATAATTTTAGGTTGGCTTTGTTAAGTAAATCTATGAAGAACATTGGGATAGATGCAACAAATAAAGAACAAGTAAAAATAATTAGACCTAGTGATATTATGAAAATTGTACCAGTAATAGATAGTTTATTTAATAATCACCAAATAGTGTGGGGAGATAACCCACTTATGAGGTGGTTTACTAATAATACTAAACTAACGGATAAGAATTTAGGTAACTATGTATACGATAAGATAGAGCCTAAATCAAGGAAAACAGATGGATTCATGGCATTTGTCCATGCTATGATTGCTGCTCAAGATGTATTGGAGGATGAAGATAATAATGAATTATTCTTTATGCCTCCTATTATATTCTAAAAGGAGGTGAGGAAATTGTGAGTATAAAAACATGGTTTATGGACTTTTTAGGGAATGTTAAAAATGAAAAGGGTGAAATAACCGAAAATATAATAGAGGAAAAGATACAAGAAATATATTATAAGGAGTTAGCTATACAAACAGCTATATCTCTTATAGCGAATGCAATAGCTAAGTGTGAAATAAAAGTATATGAAAATAATCAAGAAGTAAAAAATAAGCTTTATTATATTTTAAATGTGTCACCTAATGCAAATGAAAATAGCAGCCAACTTTGGCATAAAGCCATTGAAAAAATGATATATCAAAATGAATGTATATTAGTTGATGTAAATGATAATTTATATTGCGCTGATAGTTATACTCCGGAAGAATATCCAATACTAGGAAACTTATATAAGGGAGTTGTAATAGGAAATTTACAGCTAAATAAAACTTTTAAAAGTAGCGAAGTATTAAGATTGCAATTAAATAATTCTAATATAAAAAAATTAATCGATAATTTATATGAGCAGTATGGAGAACTACTTTCTTATGCAGCAAAAAGTTATAAAAAGAGTAATGGAGCAAAATATAAATTAGTTCTAGACCAAGTTAAAGCATCTGATGAAAACTTTCAGAAAACATATAGAGAGATAGTACAAAAACAACTTAAAGAATTTATGGAAAATGATAATGCTGTATATCCACAATACAAAGGGTATGATTTGCAGTACATGGATGGAACTAATACAAATAAGGATAGTTCTGATTTTAGGGCATTGAGAAAAGAAATGTTTGAAATAGTAGCTCAAGCACTTCAAATACCAGTTAGTCTTATGTTAGGAAACATTACAAATATGAATGAAATAGTAAAAGTATTTCTTACATTTTGTATAGATCCAATAGCAGATATGATTTCAGAAGAAACTACAAGGAAAACTTCAGGAGGATATGATAATTGGACGAAAGGAAATTATGTAAAAGTAGATACATCAACTATTAATCATATAGATATATTAGATGTTGCTGAAAAAGCAGACAAATTAATTGCATCTGGTACGTGCTGTATAGATGAAGTTAGAGAAATAATAGGATTTGATAGGCTTAACACTAAATTTAGTCAACAACACTTTATAACTAAAAACTATGATACAGTGGAAAACAGATTAATAGGTGATGGACAAAATAATAATGGAGGAGGTGAAGAAGATGAATAAAAAATATTTCCAACTAACTCAAAATAATAATGAAGTTGATATACAAATATATGGTGACATAACATCTTGGGAATGGCTTGAAAGTGATGTATCAAGCTATACACTATCTAAGCAAATAGAAGAGTTAGAGTGTGACCAAATAAATGTATACATAAATTCATATGGTGGAGAGGTGGCGGAAGGTTTAGCTATATATAACCAACTTAAAAGACATAAAGCAAAAGTGAAAACTGTATGCGATGGTTTTGCATGTAGTGCCGCCAGTGTAGTTTTCATGGCTGGAGATGAAAGAATAATGTCTACGGCATCACTACTTATGATACATAATGCATGGACGAGAGTAAAAGGAAACTCTAAAGAGTTAAGAAAACAAGCTGATGATTTAGATAAAATTACTCAAGCTAGTGTCAATGCTTATATGCAAGAAATAAATATAACAGAAGATGAATTAAAGCAAATGCTTGATGATGAAACTTGGATAACTCCACAGGAAGCTATAGAAAAAGGATTTATCACGGCTATAGTAAATGAAAAAGAGGCCGAAGAAGTTAGTCAGTCAGTTAAAAAATCATTAATGAAACTTATTTTAAATGCTAAAAAAGAAGATGATTTAAATACAGAAATTAATAATAGCGAAGAAAATAAGAGTAAAGAACCGGAAGAACATACTAAATGTTCTTTTTTTAATGAATTTAAAAATAAATTAAATAGAAAAGGAGGCCAACAATAATGGCAATATTAAATAAAGATATAAAATTTAAAGAAGAAATAACTAAGTTTTTAGAAGCAGAAGATAAAGATCAAGCAGTAATAATACTTAGTGATGCACTAGAAGAAAAAATGCAAAAAATAAAAGATGATGCATTAGAATATCAACAAACTCAAGACAAATCAGTTTTAGCAGATAGAGGTTATAGACAACTTACTACTGCTGAAGAAAAATGGTATAAAGGATTTATAGAAGCTGCTAAATCAAATAAACCTCAACAATCATTCGCAGATTTTATAGGCTCACCAGAAGGCATAATGCCAGAAACTATTATAACTGATATATATAAAGATTTATTAGAAGAACATCCACTATTGACTAAAATAAATTTTGTAAATGCTAAATATCTTACTAAATGGATATTAAATGATCATACAATAGATACTGCAGTTTGGGGACCACTGAACAGTAAAATAACAAAAGAACTTACTTCTGCATTTAAAGCAGTAGACATAACTCAAAATAAATTATCTGCATTTGTTTCAGTTCCTCAAGATATGTTAGATTTAGGACCTACATTTATAGATGCTTATGTAAGAACTATAATGAAAGATGCCATAGCATGTGGAATAGAAAAAGCAATAGTTAGTGGAAATGGTATAAATTCTCCTATAGGTTTAGATAGAGATATACATAAAGGAGTGTCATACTCTACTAGTACTGGATATCCTCAAAAAACTGCTATAAAAATAACAGATTTTTCACCTAAAACTTATGGTGATTTAATTTCAAAAATGGCTAAAACAGAAAAATATACAGATGATAATAGCAAAGAACATGGCGGAAGAACTAGAAAATTTGGTTCAGTATTATTTATATGTAATCAAATAGATTACTTAACTAAAGTAATGCCAGCTACAACTTTACTTAATGTAAATGGAGTATATGTAAAAGATGTATTCCCATTCCCTACAGAAGTTGTAATATCAAATGAAATTGCAACAGGTAAAGCTATAGTATGCTTACCACAAGAGTACTTTATGGCTATGGGTGCAGCAAAAGATGGAGTAATAACTTATTCAGATGAATATCAGTTCCTAGAAGACAACAGAGTTTATAAAATAAAAACTTATGGAGAAGGTAAAGCATTTGATAATACATGTTCTTTATTACTTGATATATCTGGATTAGAAGAAGCAGTAGTATACACAAAAGTAAAAGGAACTGTAGAAAGTACAGTTAAAGGAACTGTAACTACTAAAGCGGGACAATAGTAATAAGAAAGACTAGTCTATGACTAGTCTTTTCTTTTTTAGAAAGGAGAAAGTCATGGATAGTTTATTACAAGATTTGAAAGATAAATTAAACATTACCTGGGATGAAGAAGATACAGAAAGAAAACTTAATATGATAATAGAAGATGCTAAATTAACATTGAATTATAAACTTGGGTATAGTATAGACTACTCTAAAGAGGGTATAGAACATAGCCTTTTTCTTAATTACTGTATGTATGCTTATAACAATTGTATCAATGAATTTGATGATAATTATTTCAATGAGATAATGCAAATAAGGCAAATGTATGAGGTTATAAATTATGAAGAGAGTAAGTAATTACAATGATGGATATATTCGAGTTTATAAGGAAATACCAGTTAAAACTAATTTTGGAGCAAAAGAGAATATTAAAACAAAGGATAATCTTGAATTTATTGTTAAGTTAGCATATGAAGAATGTAGTAAAAGGCAACAAGATTTAGATTTTGCGGAGTCAAATGATAGAACTTTAAATGTAAAAGTTAAAACTAGATTCTATAAAAATATAAATAATGAGTACAAAGTAACAATTGAAAATACACTGTATGACATCATCTATATAGATGAAGATAGAAAGAATAGAGAGTTGTATTTTTATTTGGAAGAGGTGACAGAAGTTGAGTAAATTAGATGGGATACTTGAACAAATACAATCTGTATTGGAACAAACATTTGAGTTACCGGTATGGTATGGAAGAACATTTACAAAAGGAAAAGATAAATGGAATTACTTTGTATTTAACAAAAAGGAATTTGATAGAAGTGGTAAAAGTAAACTAGATTACAACTATTATTATCAGGTTCATATAATTATGGAAAATTATATCCCAGAAGGTTTTGAACAAAAAGTAATAAAAGCAATACAAGATAATACAAGGTTAAAACTAACAGATCAGTCGATGCAGTTTAATTATATTACAAAAAATAATACAGATATGGTGGTTGAAATGCTGACTTTAGAATTCACAAGAGCATTTAAGGGATGTGATTTAGATGGCTAGAGCAGTATTTGGATTATCAGCCGAAGATGTTGAAAGATTACAACAGGCCATAATGAGTTATGGAGATGGGGCAGAAAAGGTAATAAATAATTACTTAAAAAACGAAGCTAGCAACATATTTACTCAAGCCATAATAAATTATATTCCTGTATCAAATCGTGATAAGCAACATGCAAAAGATAGCTCACCATTGAAAGCTGAACAGAAAGAAAATTTATCATTATATATACATACAAAAACACAATACAATTATTTGTATTTTCCACAGGAAGCAGAAGGAGTACACTTCCAAGGCAAAGTTCCGAATGATTTTATGCAACATGGGGTAGATGCTCAATATGATAACGTAGTAAACAATTTATTAGAAAAACTACAAAATAATTTTAAATAAGGAGGATTGATAAGATGGCTATATATCAAACTAATTTCGCAGAATATGAAGTCAAAGAATCATCTGTAAAATTTAATGATGCAGCAGAAAGCTCATTTAATAAACTAGGATGCGTAGGTAAATTAGATGAAGAACTAGAATGTAAAGTAGTACAAAAAAAATGTGAAGGTATTGTTGCTAAAACAAGAACAATAGGAACTGGTAATGGTACATTAACTTTATCTTTACATATTAGATATGATCTTTATGTAAAAGCATTTGGAATGGAAAGTACAGACTTGAAAGATGGGGTAGTAGCTTATGGTAGAAATAGTAGACATAAAGAGTTTACTTATGTAGCTAAAGTATTAGATGAAGATGGGCTAGAAAAGATGATAGCTTATCCAAGATGCATAATGGCTTCTGCACCAAAAGGAAGTATCGAAAATGGAGTAGAAGAAATAGCGGAAATTGAAATAGAAATATCAATAATGCCAGATGACTTTGGTAATGGTAAGTATGAAATGGTAGTGACTAATGATGTTGATGAAACAGTAAAAAGTACATGGCTAACTGCATTCACACCGGCCTTAGTAAGAAAATCAAGTGTATAAGAAATCGAAGGTAGGTGATATATAATGAAATGTACTATGCTAGAACTAGAATTAATAGATGGATCTAAAATTGAACTAACTTTAAATTTTGCTCGACTATTAAAAGTAAAAAATAATAATAAAAAGTTATATGAAGAATATATGAAAGCTTTAGAAGGCGGTAAGGGTTTTGACCCTATCTTTGATAGCTTAAAGGTATTATATGTTGCTTACCTTTGTGCTAACTCAGAAAAATTAGGTACAGATGAAGTAATGAGCGAGGATAAATTCATTGAGATGGTACCTCCAGATATGGAGCTTATAAACACTGTAACAGCTGAATTGATACGCCCTAAAAAAAAGTAGGGTTTAGACAACCATTCATTAAAACTACAGGAAGAGTAAATAAATCAAGAACAAGAATCCCAAAGTTTATTCTTGAAGATTGGGAGGATTATTATACATATTTTGTATTAATTTTAGGAATGAGTGAAGAGATTTTCTTTAATGTAGATTACTCTTCACTTTTATCTATTTTAGAAGATAAAATAGCATACGATAATTACATTAACTATGTAAAAGAAAAAGAATATGAAAAACAAAGACAAAGAAGAAAATAAAAGGCAGGTGATAAAATGGCTAATAATAAGGAAGCAAAGATAACCTTTAAAGCAGAAACTGCCGAGTTTACCGCTGGAATTAAAGAGATGAATAGCAATATTGGTACATTGAATAAACAGTTGAATCTTAATGCTACTCAACTCAAAGCTAATGGTGATAGTGTTGAACTTTTGGAAAATAAACAAAAGCTACTACAAGATAAACTACAAGCCAGCGCTCAAAAAATAGATTATACAAGAGAATGTCTAGAAAAAGCTAAACAAATTTATGGTGAAAATAGTGAAGAAGTAAAAAAGTGGACAGATAAGCTGATAACTGCTGAAACTCAAAACGCTAAGATACAAAACACATTATCTCAAACAAGTTCAAAACTACAAGAATTAGAGAATTCTACAAAACAATCTGAAAGTGCATTAGGCAAATTAGAGTCTACTATTAGTAAACAAGAAAATGAATTAGGACAGTTAAAACGAGAATATCAAAATGTATGTCTTGAACAAGGTCAAGGTTCTCAGGAGGCTAAAAATCTAGAAAGTAAGATACAATCACTATCGGCAGAACTTAAACAAAATAAAGATGCACTAAAAGAAGTAGAAGATGCATCCGAAGAGTTGGCTAATAATTATGAAGAACTAGGAGATAGTGCAGATAATGTCACAGATATAATGAAAGGCAATTTAGCTAGTGATATAGTAAAAGATAAATTAGATGCACTTAATGATACAACTAAAGAGGTTGCAAGCGGATTGATTGAGTTTGGCGTGGATAGTGACAAGGCGCTAAATACTTTAATTACTCAAACTGGAGCCACAAAGGATGAGTTCAAATCTCTTGAAAATGTAATGCATGAAATTTATGCTGATAATTTTGGAGAGGATATGAACGATATAGCTGAAACCATGGCTATAGTTAAGCAACAAACTGGAGAAACTGGCGAAGAACTTAAGAAAACTGCTGAGAATGCATTTGTACTACGTGATACTTTTGATATGGATGTTGCTGAATCAGTACGTAGTGCTAACATGCTTATGCAACAATTTGGTTATACATCCGATGAAGCATATAATCTAATTATTCAAGGTGCACAAAATGGCTTAAACAAAAATGATGATTTATTAGATACTATAAACGAATATTCAGTACATTTTAAGCAAATAGGTTTAGATGGCGAAGATATGTTCAATATGCTTCAAAATGGTGCAGAATCAGGAACATTTTCAGTGGATAAATTAGGAGATGCAGTAAAAGAATTTGGCATACGTGTTAAAGATGGTACAGCAGATGATGCATTTAAGAAGTTAGGACTTAATGTTGATGAAACTACTGCTAAGTTTGGGAAAGGTGGAAAAGAAGCAAAACAAGCATTATCACAAGTTACAAGTGCTTTATTTGGAATAAAAGATCCTATAGAACAGAATACATTAGGAGTGCAATTGTTTGGTACTATGTGGGAAGATTTAGGGGCAGATGGAGTCAAGGCATTAATGGATATATCAGGTGAAGCTGATAAGTCAAAGGATTCACTAGGGCAACTAAATGAGATTAAATATAATGATTTAGGAAGCGCTATAGAAGGTATAAAAAGAACTTTTCAAGAAAGTTTAAAACCGGCCATAGATGTAGTTTTAGATGCGCTTAATGGTTTAGCTAACTGGTTTAACAGTCTACCATCTGGCATACAATCAACCATAGCAACTATAGCAGCAGTAGCAGCTATATTATTATTAGTTGGTTCTACAATTGGGACTTTAATGTTAACGTTACAACCATTGATAGGACTTTTTACTGGATTAGGTGCAGTTATAGCTGGTATATCAACTCCAATACTTATCGTAGTGGCAGTTATAGCCTCATTAATAGCAATAGGTATAACGTTGTATAAAAACTGGGATACAATTAAAGCGAAATGTTCTGAGGTATGGAATGGTATTAAAGATACTATATCAAACGTATGGAATTCAATTAAATCCATTACAAGCACTGTATGGAACGGAATTAAGACTGTAATTTCTACAGTATGGGATTTAATAAAAACATCTATAACTAATCGTATTAATTTAGTTAAGTCTATAATCACTACAGTGTGGAATGCAATCAAAACTATTACAAATTCCATATGGAATGGTATTAAGACTGTAATTTCTACAGTCTGGAATGCAATTAAATCTACTATTCAAACTAAGGTTAATACTGTGAAATCAGTAGTACAAACAGGATTTAATTTAGTTAAGACTTATATAATAAATCCAATTAGGTCAGCTTATAGTACAGTCAGTTCAATATTCAGCAGTATTTATAATACTATTAGTAGTAAGATTAATGCTGCTAAGGATGCAGTTGGCAATGCAATAAATAGAATGAAATCATTCTTTAATTTTTCATGGTCATTACCAAAGATAAAGTTACCTCATTTTAGTGTTAGTGGCAGTTTTAGTTTAAATCCTCCAAGTGTTCCTTCGTTTGGTATAAGCTGGTATGCTAAGGGTGGTATTATGACACAGCCAACCTTATTTGGAGGTGGAGAAGCAGGAGATGAAGCTATATTACCTTTAAATTCATTTTATAATTATCTAGATGATAAGCTTGATACAATGGCGAGAAATACAGCTATTGATTATGATAGAATGGGAGAAGCTATGGTCGATGCACTAAATGGCATTGGTATGTATATGGACAGTAAGAAAGTAGGCCGCTTAACATCAAAACCAGTTCAAGAAGATATAAGTAATAGAACAAAAAGATTAAATAGATTAGGAGGTATATAATGCATAGATATGATAATGTAAAATACAATGGCTTTAATTTATCTGAAGTATGTGACATTGAAGAAATAAGATTGCCTATATTACCTTCTAATAAAATATCAACGCTTGATATAGCATCCAGAGATGGAGAAATATACAATGGTAAGAAATACGAATCATATGTTATAGAAATAGATATATTAATTGACTGCGATACTAAAGAAGAACTTAATGAAAAGTTAAAAGATATAAGAGATATATTTGATGTAGATGAGCCTAAACCTTTTTATATTAACAAGGAAAGATTTATTTTAGCTATACTACAAGATAAAATAGAAAAAGACCCTGTATGTTTTTATTCTTATGAATCTACTATTAAGTTATTTTGCCCAGAACCATATTTTTATTCAGATGAAATAACTGCAATAGATGCAGAAGGTAGTGATTTGACATGTGATGTTACTGGCAATAGGGCAATATCTCCAATTATCCAGATAGGATTTTCAACAGATGCATATTATGCTCAACTTGAGCACAAAGAAACAGGGGAAAGAATATTAGTAGGCAAATATCCTACATTGTCTCTATCAGCAGTAAAACAATCAACGAAAGTATTATATGATAAATGTGAAGATACATCCGGATGGACAACATCTTCTGCTAGTATCGGTTCTGATAGGACTGTAGGCGGAACTCTAGCAGTAAGTGAAAGTGGAAATAGTGTTATTATGGGGACAGTACCTAGTGGTGACACTACGTGGAAGGGAGTATGTGTAAGACAGGATTTAAGTCATAGTGTCGATGAGTTTAAATTAACAGCATTTATGAGACATAATAGCACAGGAAAGAATGGTGACCCTAGTAAACCTAAGTATAAAAATGAAGATGAAAAAGTTTTATCAGGAAGTAAAACGCCTTACTATATGGTAACTAGTTCAACATTAAATGTTAGAAAGGGTGCAGGAACAAACTATAAAAAGATAGGTACATTTAAATATGGTCATAAGATTAAAAATGGTACAGCTAAAAATGGTTGGCTTAGTTTTGATTATGAGTACACAGACAAGAATAAAAAGACAGTAAAAACTACTGGATATTGTAGTCTTAGTTACTTATCAAAAGAATATGATACTACGGAAGTAAAAGTAACAGTTAGAAACTTTGTAGTAATATCTGATGACAATAAAGAAAATGTATCAGCATACTTAAGAAAATCACCTAAGAAATCAAGTAAAGCCTTAGCAAAAATACCTGTAGGAACTTGTGTAAGATGTATTATGGTAGACCATTACGATGATAAGAGTAAAATAACTTACTATAAATTAGCTAAGAAATATAAGGGTTATATTGGATATATAGCTAAAGGAAATTTGGTTAGTGCTGATAATGCAGTGTATAGTTATCCGGATGAAGAAGACTTTGAAACTGCTGATGATAAAACAGGAATAATTGAGTTATATGGTTTTGGTGTTAATGGGGAAAAATTATTTACTTTAGGAATGTATGATGATAATGCATGGTATGAGTACACATATCCTAAATGTACTGTAGGCTCAAGAACAGTTCTTAAAGATTCAACAAAAGTACCAAAGCCTGATACTAAAACATACATAATTACTGATAAATCAGGAAAATCAGTTGTTACAGTTAGTAATAAACTATCTGGGAAATTAGGTAGTTGGAATGAATATTATGGCCAATGGACATTGTCAAGAGAAAAAATCAATAAGAAATATGTATGGAATGTTACAGTTACTAAGATTAAGGATGGCAAAACTATAAAAAGCCAAAGTAGTAAAAACTTAAAATATTCTGATTTACCAACTGAAAAATTAGCATATGTAGTTTTATATATAGGAACTACTAGCACTCTTGATAAGTCAAGTGCTATGAGCTTAACACATATTAGAGTTGATGAATTAAATCCTAAAGAACAAGAAACTCCTAAAAATATTGTATATTTTCAAGAAGGAGATGTGCTTGAAATAGACTGTGAAAATCACAGATGTTATTTAAATGATGAGCCATGCGATGATTTAGTTGACATAGGTAGTCGTTATTTTGAATTAGATACAGGAGAAAATAATATAAAAACAAACAGCAATGATACAGATACTACAACGAGTGTAATATTTAGGGATAAATGGTTAGGAGAGTGATAAAGTGCTAGGTGAATTAATAATTTTAGATTCCGATAAGAAGATATGTGCTAGGTTAACACCTAGCCTTTATTTTGATTATTCATATCATCCATATCTTGAAACTGGAGCTGAAACCTTTGATTTCTCAGTTACTCTTGATGAAGAATTAGAACAGGCAATAACTGAAAGAAATTTTGTATTATTCATTCGAAATAATAAATATAAGATGTTTCAGATTATGGCTTGTGAAGATGAAGAAAATATTGATTCAGGAGTAAGGAATGTACAATCTGAAATTGTAGGGCTTGAATTAAGGAATGATTATATAAGAGAATCTACTATAACTGGTAATATGAATAAATTCTTAGATACTATTCTTAAAGACACAAATTATAAAAAAGGTTATGTAAGCCCAGAACTTGATGATATATCAGTAGAAACTAGTATTACAGAGCCAAAAGCCGTTTATACGGTAATTCAAGAATCAATAGCTAGATATGGTAATTGCGAATATGAATTTACAGTAAATCCTATAGATAGTATTAATGGAAATTATGAATTAATTGTTAACTGCTATGCAGATGGCGAAAGAGGAAATAAAACATATAAAAGATATGATTATGATTTCAACAGTTATGGCATGAAAAGGACAGGCGATGCTACAGACCTTGCTAGTGGGCTTATAGGTGTAGGAGCTAATGGTATTACATTCAAAGATATTAAATGGGAAAAAGACCAAGGCGACCCTTTAGATAAACCATTAGGACAAGATTTTCTATTAGACCCAGATGCACATGATATGTTTTCAAATGGGGACAAGTATATATTAGGTAAATATACTAGTGATACAACAGACCCAGGAGCATTATTATTAGAAACATATAAGAAATTGCAGGAAGTTAAACAAATAAAATATTCATATGAGATACCAGTATATTTAACAGATGATGAATATGATGAAATTGAGGTAGGAGACACTAATTATATAGTAAATGATAAATTTAATCCTCCTATACAATTGGAAGGAAGAATAAGCGAATTAGAATTAACAGACAGTGAAAATAAAATAACCTTAGCAAACTTCAAAAATGTAAAAAGTAATATCAAATCGTTAAAAAAAGAAGATATTATAAATGAAACTATAGATATTATTAAAAAGACAGGAAAACTAACTACAAGCGATATATTAGCAATAAGACAGTACCTACAACAATTAGGTGTGGATAAAAAAAACATTGATAGCCTTATAAAAAAATATACAGATAAAGTAGTACCTGACCCAGTAAAACCTGGAGATGATACAAGTAAAATAAGTGAGGACACAGAAGATTATAGAGCAATAAATATAAAGAAAATAGACAATGGATTATGGATAGGAGATAGTAGAATTCATGACTGTATAAAATACAAATGTGGAGAAATAAAAGGTAAAACACCTACTACTCAACCACAACCTGATAAAAAAGAAGATAGTAGTAAAACTGCAAAACAATACAAAGCAGCCGTAGATTATTATGCAGGATTTGGACTAGGTAAATGGAGTGATAAATATAGCGATTTAAAAAATATGAGAAGTAAATCTAATCATTGGAAAATATACGCTCCAGTTGAATATTATAGTAAAAAGTTTGGACTTGACCCACAACTAGTTTATGCTATGATATATGCCGAGTCTAGTGCCAACCCATATGATGCTACTAAGTATAGCGGCGGCGGATACGGTCTTATGCAATGCGAAAGAGCTGCTTATTTTAATAAAAAACAAAAGATTGAATATTTAGATGGTAAAGTTGAATACTTTACACCAAGTTACTCTAATATGAAACCTAAATCTTGTGGAACTAAAATAATAAATGGAGTAAAAGTAGATAAAGCTATATGTAACCAGATAATGTTTGGTTGTAATGAACTTAGAAAATCATTAAAACGTTTTAAATGGAACATATTTGCAGCCTTGGTTGGTTATAACTTCGGTCTATATGGATGTGATTTATTGATATGTAGATACGTTGCAATGAAAAATGGTTTATCTTGGGTCAATAAATATGGATATACAGTGCAAAGTTCAAAAGTACAATCTTTATATTTCAAAGAATTAGAGAAAGGTACTGCTGCATGGGCCGGTGGTAGAAAATGGTATGTAGAAAATAAACACGCCGGAACTGCTACTAATATTGAATGTTACCTTAGATGGTATAAGGTAGTAGACGGTCAATTGCCATATTGTATTGATGAAAAAGGTAAAAAAAGAGGTTATGGAGCAATAAAACCAGGCACATCAAATAAGAGTGCCGAAGCTACTGCCGTATCTACAGAGTCTTCAATGACTAGAGCAGCAAGTGTTAAAAATGCACCTACATGGAGCATAAGTGATAACACTACTACTAAAAAAGGCGTTGCAGAAAATGTAAGAAAGAAAATAGTAAATAAAGCTAGAGAGATAGCAGAATTACATCAAAAGTATAAAAAAGCTACATATTATGCAGGAGCTTGTATTTATGATGATAGTAAAAGACATAGAGTAAGTGGAACTATAAATGGTATTAAAAATCCATACTGTTATGTGTGTTCTTCTCTTAGTTCATGTGCTTATCTATATGCCGGACTTAGAAGTGTAACTCAGAAATATGGAGGAGCTAACTATGCTTATGGTACTTTAGTTAAAAGCGCTTGTAAATATAGTGGTTATACCCTAAAGAAATTAACAAGCACAACAATAAATGAACTACTACCAGGTGACTTGATAATGCTAAGTAATGCCACAGTTCCTTCAAATGTAACAGTTGCATGGGCATCCAAGTCTGGAGGTAATTCTAAATATGCCACTGCTGGTACACATCACGTAGTTGTA